AGGAGGACTGGACACCCGCAGCAACAAATCAGGCAGGAAGTTTACGTTTGTCACAAGGGTCAAAAATTGTAACAGGCGCAAATTCACGGCAAGCTGTGTTAATTTGGACAGATGCCGCGTTATACAGCTTACAGTATGTCGGTGCGCCCATAGTGTGGGGGGCTAATCTTGTTGGTGAAAACATATCTATAGCCTCTAAAAACGCTGTGGCGTATGCAAATGGTATAGCTTACTGGATGGGTACAGATAAGTTTTACAAATACGATGGTAGAACAGAGACACTTAACTGTGATCTACGTCGTTATGTATTTAACGATTTTAACGAAGACCAATACGAACAGGTGTTTGCAGGTACAAACGAGTCATTTAATGAAGTGTGGTGGTTCTATTGTGCAACAGGGTCAGATGTGCCAAATAGGTATGTAATATACAATTATGCTGAAAATGTGTGGTATTTTGGCAACTTAACACGTACAGCGTGGGTAGATTCAGGGGCAAGAGATAACCCACTCGCAGCCACCACGTCAGGTAAGTTGGTAGAGCATGAACAGGGGCTGGACGATAACGAAACAGGCACACCTGCAGCAATAACCGCGTTTATAACATCCGCAGACTTTGACCTTGATGACGGTGATAGGTTATTCTTAGTAAATAGAATTATGCCTGATGTGACTTTTGATGGCTCTACCATAGATAATCCATCTGTTACGCTGACATTAGACCCACTAACAAACTCTGGGTCGGGTATCAAGTCTACCCCGTCAGAAGGCGGAAACAGTAGTGGTACAGTAACACGTTCTGCTACGTCTCCTGTAGAAGCGTTTACCAGTCAACTTGATGTGCGTGTTAGAGGACGACAGCTTAATTTAAGGATACAATCTAACGCTACAGGAGTGCAATGGCAGCTCGGCTCTCCTAGATTAGACATGCGACCTGACGGGAGACGCTGATGAGTATAGATTTAACAGATTATGACGTGCTTTTTCGCGCCCCTGCGTTGCCTTTACCGAGGGCAGAATACAGTCGCGAAGAAGCTATGAAGCTAAACGATGCGTTACGTCTGTATTTTAACCAAATAGACGAGCAGTTTAGAAAGAATACGTTGAAAGAGCAGTCAGATGCGCAGGGGTGGTTTCTTAGCTAATGGCAAATAATTATAAAAACTCTAAAGTAGACCTTTCAAGCACAAGTATAACCACTTTATATACCTGCCCTGCAAGCACCACAGCCCTTGTAAAGTCTATATTAGTATCTGAAGACTCAGGCAATGCTGACACTATAACATTGACCATAACGAGTGGGACTGATGTGTTTAGTTTGTATAAAGTAAAAGCTGTAAGTGCTAACGGCACGGTGGAGTTATTGACAGCTCCTCTTGTCGTGCAAGCTTCAGAGATACTAAAGGTAACAGCAGCAACAGCAAACAGACTACACGTGGTAGCAAGTTATCTGGAGTTAACATAATGGAGCTAAAAGATAGTAAGAAAGAGAAGTTAAGTTATAATCAAGTGTTGTTTGGCGCTATGACAAATTTAAAGAGTTCAGGACAGATACCAGAAGATGTTACCATGCGACAAGCCGCGGCTACGGTGCTTGAAGAGATAGGGAGTAAAAATGTGCAAACTGTGCAGATAGGTAATAGCATATTCGTAGGCGTATTTAACCGTGATAAAAATAACATGTATGTGCGAATATACAACATGGATATAGGACGTAATCTTTTGGATAGTATGTACAGATATGGAGCGCATTTACAGAAAAAAGGTGTAGCTTTTGCTAGTGCATACATAGGAGATGAAAGACTACTGCCAGGATTGCGTGTGTTAAAGAAAAGATTTGAAGAAAAAGGCACGGGGTTTGACGTGGTAGAATTAGAAAAAGACGATGGTTACGGTATGTTTGTGAAGTTCGGTAAAGAACCGTTGATGGAGGCTGCGTAGTGGTAAATGCGGTAAAAGAGGTTGCTGATTTTGCAGGAGATGTTGTACGTGGAGTTGGTGACACAGTTGCTGATGTGTTACGCCCTGCGGGAGAGGCTATATTACGTAGTGATGAACTAAGAACTGTTGTAAATATAGGACTCGCAGCTGGAGGTCCTGCTTCGTCTTGGGCTATACCTATCATAAATGGTGCAAATGCTGTAGATAAAGGAGCCGATCCTGGAGATGTACTAAAAACTGTTGTTGTGTCTACTGTAGCCGCAGGTGCAGCCGATGCCGTGGGGGATGTAGTTGCACAAAGTATAACTGACCAAGTAGGTGATACTGTAGCTAATTTTGTGGCTGATACAGGCGTAAATGTGGTAACTAACGGTGGTGATATAGGGGCTGCTGTTTTTGATGCAGGACTAAAAGGCTCTCAGATTGTTTCTAATACAACGAACACTATAGTAGACTCTTTGGGCATAGACACTTCTACTGATCTGGGTAAATCGTTAGACAAGTCTTTAAAAACGGGTATATCAGCAGAGATTATGGGCGAAGACGGTGTAAAGGCGGCATCTATATCCGCCATATCAGACACAATTATCAATCCTGTGCTGGCAAAAGGAGAAGATTTAACTCCTGAAGCTCTTGGAGATGTATCCAAACTTGTTTCTACAGCGTTGGTTGCAGGTGCAAAGGGTGAGAATGTCTACGATGCCATAAATCAAGAGCTAGGCAATACAGCTACAGCTGACCTACGAGACCTTGTAAAAACAAAAGTTAAGGACTTTATAGACCCTGTAGAAGAACTGCCTATGGATACAGGAGAGTTCTTGACTGAAGCAGTATTACCTGATGCGAAGACGTTAGATAAGTTTAGAGACAAACCAGATACAAGCGTTACAGAGAGCGACTTACCTTATTCACCACAAAACTTACAAGCACCGTTTATATCAGAAGAGGAACGACAGAAGTTTTTAAATTCTACAGGTATAGATCTGGGTAAACCGTCAGATATAGCTAAACTTATGGACGACTATGAAAAAAGAGTAAGTGCTACAAGTAAATCTCTGTCAGAACAAGAAATACTAGATGACCCAAAAACTTTCAAAGGTCCTACAGGAGCAGGTATAGGGCCTGAAGTAACAGATGAAGATTATCAGAGTCAGTTAGCAGGTATATTAGGAAAAGGAGATGAAAAAGCAGATGCAGCTGCATTAAGAAAACAAGCTCTTTTAGCACCATACAAACAACTAGCTACCGATTTCGGGTTAAATTTTTCTTCAGGAGCCTTGGAAGAGTTAGCTCTATCCGCAGGAGGTACAGGTAGAGGATTAGACGAGTTTGCAGAATTTTTAGATAGAAGCTATGGAGTTACAGGGTCTGGTCCGCTGTCTCTAGCACTTGCCGCTACTGATGTTGTAGAAGGTTTAACGGGGTATGATGTTAATCCCATAGATAAAACCAAGTTTGCTCAAAGAACATATTTTAAAAATATATCAGACCCAATTAAAAAATCATTGCTTGATGGGTCAATAAAATTATCAGAGGCAATCAGCCCCGAAATGGCTGAACGGCAGAGATTGGCAGCGCCTGCCCCTGATACCACGTTGGAACAAGTTCTTAGAGGAGAGGCAAAAGATGTTGCGGGTAGGCCGTTTGGGTTTGGTGATCCTCTTGCTACATTTATGAGTGCCTCTCAAGACCTGCCTGACATATTATCAGATGTTGCTCTCATAGCTATAAATCCTATAATCGGAGGAGCGGCATCGCTAGGACTAAGTGGTACATCAGCGTATGAAGACGCTGCTCAAGAAATAGAAGATAAGATAAAAAAGGCTCGTGCTAGCGGAGAACTCCAAAAGACAGACGCATATAAATTACTGGTAGAAAAAAATGGTGGGGACGAATCTAAAGCCTATGAACAGCTACAAGATTCGGCTCAAGGTTACGCAAAGATAGCAGGAACCGTTGGGGGTGTAGCAGACGCAGTATTCGGTAAGCTTGCAATCACTTCAGGAATTAAAGATGCGGCAGGGAAAATTCCATCTGCTTTTTCTAAGGTAATCGGAGGAGCAGGAACAGAGTTTACCACAGAATATAACGAG